AAGACGGCGATGAAGAAAACGATATTCCTAGAGTGAGAGAGTATTACTGATGTCAGTTCCCTCGAATATGATGCAAGGCATGGTGGACAGCTCCATCGAAGCGGTCCCAGGAATGGAAGTGGATATTTCACAGCCGGAGGATTTTGCTGGCGGTGCTGAAATTATGGACGATGGCGCGGGTGGCGCGATCATCCAAGCATTGATGGGAGAGGAAGGAGCCGAAGTTGTCACAGAAGAATACGACCATAATGCCAACCTTGCTGAAATTCTTGATGAATCAATCTTGGGTGAAATATCGAGCGACCTTCGAGCAAGAGTCGAAGACGATCAAGATTCACGAAGCGAGTGGCAAGAAGCCTACACTCAAGGTCTCGACCTGCTCGGAGTCAAAACAAAAGAGCGTAGCCAACCCTTTCAAGGGGCATCAGGGGTAACGCATCCGATTATTGCTGAGTCGGTCACTCAGTTCCAAGCTCAGGCATACAAAGAATTACTGCCAGCGGGCGGGCCAGTTCGGGCTGAAGTTATTGGCGCGAAGACTCCAGAGATCGAAGATCAGGCTACCCGTGTTAAGAACTTCATGAACTACATGGTGACTGAGGTGATGGAAGAGTACGATCCTGACACGGATCAGATGCTGTTCTATTTACCGCTGTGTGGATCGACGTTTAAAAAGGTTTACTACGATGAAACAAAACAAAGACCGGTATCTCGATTTGTGCCTGCCGAAGACTTGGTTGTCCCCTACACGACGAGTGATCTTGCAACTTCATCGCGGGTTACACACATTCTTCGCATGGACGAAAATCAAGTTCGCAAGCTACAAGTTGTTGGTTTCTACAGAGATGTTGATCTTCAGACTGGCTATGACGAAGAAGATGACACAGTTAAAGACAAGGTTCGCGAGCTTCAGGGAATAGACAAATCAGAATCATCAGATGATGTCCTGACGATTTTTGAAATCCACACGGATTTAGATATTGAAGGTTTCGAGGACTTAGATCAGAATGGCGAGCCTACGGGGGTCAAGCTTCCGTATATTGTCACCATCGACCAAAGTTCGGGCGAGGTGCTGTCCATCCGCAGGAACTATGAAGAAGGCGACCCGCTGAAGCGTAAGCAACAGTACTTCGTTCATTACAAGTTCTTGCCGGGATTGGGGTTCTATGGGTTCGGCCTGATCCACATGATTGGAGGGCTGGGCAAAGCAGCCACTTCAATTTTGAGGCAGTTGATCGATGCGGGTACATTGGCGAACTTACCTTCCGGATTCAAGGCGCGGGGTATCCGCGTTCGTAACGACGATGAACCAATTGCCCCTGGCGAGTTCAGGGACATTGACGCTCCTGGCGGAGACATACGGAATTCAATTATCCCACTCCCGTACAAAGAACCGTCGGCGACGTTGGCGCAACTTTTGGGAGTCCTTATTGAATCTGGGCGGCGGTTTGTTTCCATTGCCGACCAGCAAACCGGCTCACCGGGATCACAGCAACAGCCTGTAGGTACAACAGTCGCGCTACTTGAGCGCGGCATGAAGGTGATGAGTGCGATCCATAAGCGGTTGCATTACGCACAGAAGACCGAGTTCCGTCTGTTAGCAGGCATCATTCGTGATTACATGCCACAGCAGTACCCGTATATGGTACCGGGTGGTGATGCCACGATCATGCAGTCAGACTTTGACGACCGTGTTGATGTACTGCCTGTTTCTGACCCGAACATCTTCTCGATGGCGCAACGTGTAACACTCGCGCAGACTCAGTTGCAGTTGGCTCAGTCTAATCCTGAGATGCACAACCTGCATGCGGCGTACAAACGTATGTATCAGGCATTGGAAGTTCAGAACATCGACGATATCTTACCGCCTCCACCGCAGCCTCAGCCAACAGATCCGGCAATTGAGAATGCTCGTGGATTGAGCGGGCAGCTTTTACAGGCGTTTCCAGAGCAGGATCATGATGCACACATCATGGCTCACGTTGTACTGATGCAGACACCGTTAGTGCAGGCGTCGCCACAAGCTTATGGAATGTTCTTGGCTCACATTCAAGAGCACATTGCATTCAAGGCTCGGATGATGGTTGAAGAAGAAATTAAGCAGATGACTCTTGAATTACAGGGGGCCGCTCAAATGGGGGCGATTGATCCACGGATGGCTCAGGTTCAGCCTCAAATCCCACCAGAGCAGATCGAAACGCGTGTTGCTCAGGTTCAGGCAGAACTGCTTGCTCAGGTTATGCAGCAGATCAGTCCACAACAGCAGGGCGAACAAGACCCATTGGTTGCTATTCGCCAGCAAGAGCTTGCTATTAAGGCAGCCGATGTAGAACGCCGGTCTAAGGTTGATCAGGCAAATCTCGAGATCGAGCGTCAAAAAATGATGCAGCGTGCAGCAACCGATGCTGCTAGAATTGAGTCTCAAGAAGAGATTGCAGATAATCGCAACGACGTGAACATGGAACGTATCGCCATGCAGAGAGAGAACATGATGAGACGTAACACGACATAGGAGATGCTGCGATGATCTTTGAGGCCATTGCTGCAATTAAAATTGCAAATGAAGCGATAGGGGCCATCAAAGAGTTCGCAGGCCACGTTCAATCTGTAGGCGAGATGGGTAAAGATCTTACCAAGCTCGCCGATTCCAAAGAAGAAATCCAGAAAGCCGCAGCCAGCGGGGACATGGAAGCTTTTTGGGCTCTTGAGGACATCAAGAGACATGAGGCTGAAATCAAACGTCAATTCATCTATGCAGGACGCCCCGGTCTTTGGGATGATTACTGCACATTCATTGCAAATCGTAAACAGCTAAGAGAAAACGAGCGTAAGCGTGCAGAAGCTAAGAAGGCTGCTCGAAAGAAAGCCATTCGTGATGGACTTGTTTGGACTGGTGTTGGCGTTGCTGTGCTCGGTGTTGTGGGCGGGGCCGTGGCCTTACTACTGTTTATTATTGGTCTTAAGGGCAAGTGAGTGAGCGATCTATTTATCAGTCCTTTTCATCCAGCTTGGAGGAAGCCAGACGTTGTGTCTCCCTTAACACCTGCCCAAGCAAGTTCAAAGGAACAGCCATTTATCGACTGGCAGAAGCCCTCGAAAGGATCGACGCCAGACTTAACAGTCTACGACAGGCTCGGGAGAGTCAAGGAGTATAGACATGATCACATGGGTACTGTTTGTTTTATTATTGGAGGCTGAACGGTATTATGTAATGCCGCAAGGTCACTACATGACAATGGAAGAGTGCTTTGAAGCGCGGGATGTTGTAATGCAATCTGCACCACAACCGAAGATGAATTACGATGCAATCTGCATCAAAACAAATGAGATTACAATGCAATGACTGAAGAAATGCAAAAATACGACTTGAACGGCGACGGTGTTATCGATGCTGAAGAACGCAAGATTATGTTGGAAGACATGCGTCGAAAGATGGAAGATTCAGATGCCCAACGTGATTCTATCCGTAAGATGGCTTGGTTTGCTCTGTTTGGTCTTCTACTGTATCCATTTGGTATTTTTCTTGCTGATGCCTTCGCTATGGGTACAGCCGCTACCTTGATTGCTGATATTGCTCCAACGTATTTCGCTTCAATTGCTGTGTTGGTTTCGGCGTTCTTTGGTGCAAGTGCTTTATCTAAGAAAGGTGACTAACCATGTTAAACATGCTCATCGGCCCCGCCATAGACCTCGCAAAAGATTTCGTCAAGGGCAAAGCGGAAGAGAAGAAAGCGATTCAACAACGAAAGATCAGTGCGATTCAGAACGACGCGGACTGGGAAAACAAGATGGCTGACGCTACGTCTAACAGTTGGAAGGACGAGTTTTGGTCAATTATCCTCGCTCTTCCAATCGTTGCTGTAGCATATAGCGTAGCGATTGATGATGTATCAATCATCGACCGTGTTAATCAAGGGTTTGCAGCTTTAAACAGTTTGCCGGAGTGGTACCAGTACCTGCTATTCATTGCAGTCAGTGCTAGTTTTGGATTAAAGTCTGCAGACAAGATCATGGGTCTCAAGAAGGGTAAGAAGTGATGCCGGGTAAAAAGTTTCCAGATTTGACAGGTGACGGTAAGGTCACGAGAAAAGACGTTTTAAAAGGCCGTGGTGTTGAAGGCTTTGAAAAAGGCGGCAAGGTCAAGATTGAACGCATCAATAAGAAAGGCAGAACTGAGGCCGTTGAAAAAGCGTTAAGATCTTTGGGTGCAATGAAGCAAGGTGACATTCAGGCTAAGTATCCTACAAAAGGTAAGCGCGATGAAAAGCGTCTTGAATTCCGTGATCCGGGTGCCGAGGAGCGTATGATGAAGTTTGAAGAATCTGCGCGTGAGCAAGGGTTTGCTGATGGCGGTATGGTCCGCGGCTGCAAAGGCTTTCAGGTATCTGGCAAAGGCTTCAAAGGTACGTTCTAATGTACAGCATCACGATTACAATGGGCGGTATGCCTGTTGACAAGATGGAAGAAAGCGAGGACGGGAAGACCTGTCCAGTCGCTACGCAAGACCCAGAGGTCAATGAAGAGAACAAGCAGGTAGCGGTAGAAGAAGCAAACTACCGTGATCCGCAGAACGATGGCGGGTTCAAGCTTTCAGATGTCTGTGGAAACTGTGCTGCTTTTAACCAAACACATGAGATCATGGAGTGCATGGGCAACAACCCAAATCTTGGGTATTGTCAGATGTACAAGTTCATGTGCAGTGCGGATCATACATGTGATAGCTGGGCTGAAGGCGGTCCGATCACTGATGCGGACGATGGATCGGAGCATGATATTTTATAATGGATGTTGTTCAATTCGCACAATCATTGTATAAAGTCCTACGAGAACGTGAATTCGATTTACGGGATCAATTGGCAAACGGTATTGCTCAGAACTATGAGCAGTATCGCAGTATGGTAGGGGAGCTTCAGGGTGTTGCCACTGCCATCGACGAAATGAAAACCCTGCTGGAGAAAACAGAAGACGATGTCGAAGACCTCTTTGCTAGTTCCGGAGCACGTCGCCGCTAGTCTAGCGGCTGAGAAGCCCGCGAAGGAACAAAAGACCGACGGACCTTCACTCGAAAACGCTTACGTTGAAGAGTCGAAACGTGTCCTAGACCCCTCCCTCCTCGATAAATCACTGAAAGAAAGATTACCCAACCCTACTGGTTGGCGAATTCTTGTGATGCCATATCAAGGCAAAACCACCACTGACGGTGGGATATTTATCCCAGATGAGATCCGGCAACGGGAACAACTAGCAACTGTTGTTGCTTATGTTCTTAAAGTTGGACCTTTGGCGTATAAGGACCCCGCTAAGTTCGGCGATTGTGATCCTTGGTGCAAGGAAGGTGAATGGGTGTGTATTGGGCGTTATTCTGGTTCTCGCTTCAAGATTGATGGCGGTGAGATCCGGATAATTAACGATGATGAAGTCATTGCGACGATTCTTGAACCAGGAGATGTGATGAATGTCTGAAGAAGAAAAGAATGAAATTGAAGAGGTAGAAATTGATCTGCCAGAGCAGGAAGGTTCGGATACCGATACCGATACCGGTGATACTGTAGAAGCAGAGGCCAAACAAGAGACCTCAGAACCTGAGCAATCAGGGGAAGAGCTTGAAAACTATAGTAAGAACGTCCAGAAGCGAATCAAAAAACTGACGGAGAAATATCGTCAGGAAGAACGTGACCGTGAAGAAGCTGTTCGTTTAGCTCAAAAGCTACGCGAAGAGAATGAAACTCTGAAGACTCAGATGCAAAGTTCTCAACAAGCTCACTTAACTGAATACGGTCAGCGGTTAGAGAACCAACAAAATCTTGCCAAGCAAGCGTACCGCGACGCTCATGATCGTGGCGACGTAGACAAGATGATTGAAGCTCAGGAAATGCTGTCGAGAATCTCGATTGAGCAAGAGCGTTATCGTCTAGCCAAACAGCAGCAAGAGCGCGTGCAGGTACAACGTACATCCGAGCCGCAAGCCGCTCCTGTACAACAACCTGTACAACAAGAGCGTGCTCCAGAACCTGATCCAAGAGCACAGGACTGGGCAACAAAGAACGAGTGGTTTGGTCAAGACGAGGTCATGACTTATGCCGCATTTGGAATTCATCGTAAGCTTGTCGAAGAAGAAGGGTTTGATCCTACTTCCGATGAGTACTACAATGAAATAGATCGACAAATTCGTGTGGAGTTTCCGCACAAGTTTGCCGGTCAGAAAAATGGGAGAAGTGGACAGGTCGCATCTGCTGACACTTCGGCATCCCGAAAACCACAACCAGGGCGCAGGAAAGTCAAGCTCAGTCCGTCTCAGGTGGCTATCGCCAAGAAGCTTGGTGTCCCGCTTGAAGAATACGCGAAATACGTTAAGGACTAGGAGACTGACATGACAGAATCAAATACACGCACACCACGCGCAGCTAAAGATCGCTCAACTGAAGAGCGCAGAAAACCGTGGGCTCCGCCAAGTAGGCTGGAAGCTCCACAAGCCCCAGAGGGCTATGTACATCGTTGGATTCGTACTTCGATGCGTAATGAAGAGGACACAATGAATGTCCACACTAAGTTACGCGAAGGATGGGAACCCGTCCGGGCCGAAGAGTATCCCGATTACAATTACCCCGTCATTGACGAGGGTAGGCACGCAGGAGTAATAGGTCAGGGAGGCTTA